TATACGAAGCCAGTTAAATGCCTCTTCTTTCCTTTCAGCGGAAATTGAAGCACCGTAGATGGGTTTCACTTCTACAGCGGTACCATCTGCTAATTTCAATGTTGAGATATTCATTTCAGTCATCATCGTAGGAATAACTTCCCCTGATAGAACATCTGCTTCTTCTTTTAATTTTTTTAAATTATCTTCTGCTTGTAAAATTTTATCTTCAAGATTTTTTAATTTAACTACCTGATCGGATAAAACTTTAGCATCATTAATTTGTAATAATGATTCTGTTTGATCTTGTTCAAAGTTTATATTTTGCATTTTTTTCTTTCTGTTTGTTGTTTACTTTCTTTCTATTATACTTCATTAATAAAAGTATATACTAATTTAAATATTATGTCAATATCTAGGATTCAATGTTTCCTTTCTCATAGAGATTGATTTCAATAGAATAATACGTTTGTTCCTGTCTATCCCATTTTAACACATTATATCTACCATTTGTGATATCGGATGCTATAGAACAAGCTACACCAATTATGGCAGGATCGCCTGTAAGTAGTAAATAATCTTTTGGTGTATAATCTTTTAATAAAGACCTTAATTTTGCAACCAATGGTCCTGGACTTAATATAATTTGTGAATATTCGGGTAATAATGTTTTTAATTTACCAAATTTCTGTGCCCCCATAATATTAAATTTTGGTTGGCCTGACCTGGTACCCGGTAATTCCTGTATAACGTAAACAGTATTTTCCATACTTTCGTATTTGACAAGTTAATAATAAGTATGTTATAATTCCTTTTTATAGAAAGATAAAGAGTTAAATACATGAATTATAAGTTTAAAACTAAACCCTATGCGCATCAAATAACTGCTTTAGAAAAGTCATGGAATAAGGAAGTATTTGCTTATTTTATGGAGATGGGAACCGGCAAATCAAAGGTTCTTATTGATAATATTGCAATGCTTTATGATAAGGGTAAGATTGATGGTGCTTTAATTATAGCTCCCAAAGGTGTTTATCAAACTTGGAATGACATAGAAATTCCAACTCATTTACCCAAACATATAGAATTTAAAAAGGTTTTATGGAAATCCTCTTTTATAAAAGGTGGTAAAATAGTTTCATTAGAAGCGGATCCTTTATTTGAATCAGGACATGAACTTCATATATTAATTATGAATGTAGAAGCCTTATCTACTAAAAATGGTGTGTCATTTGCTGAAACATTTTTAAGTTGTCATAAAACTTTAATGGCTATAGACGAATCAACTACTATTAAAAATCCAGATGCTATTAGAACTAAGTCAATTGTTAATTTAGGTAGGCAAGCTAAATATAGAAGAATACTAACTGGATCTCCTGTTACTAAATCTCCATTAGATTTATATAAACAGTGTGAGTTTCTTGATCCTTGTTTATTGGATTATACTTCTTATTATGCTTTTAGGACTCGTTATGCAGTATTAAAGACTGCTAACTTTGGTGGACGATCTATTCAATTAGTTGTTGGCTATCGTAATCTTGATGAACTATCTAAAAAACTTGAACCGTTTTCATACAGAGTTTTAAAAGAAGATTGTTTAGATTTACCAGATTATGTTTATACAAAAAGAATTATACAGTTATCTAAAGAACAAAAGAAAATATATGACTCTATGAAACAAATAGCTCTTGCAGCTATGGATGGTAAAGTCATGACAACAGCAACAGCGCTTGTTCAATTAATGAGATTACATCAAATAACTTGTGGCCATTTTACTGCCGATGATGGTTCTATTAAAGAAATTAAGAATGAAAGATTAGATGCCTTAATTGATATATTAAGAGAAGTTGAAAACAAAGCAGTCATATGGGCTCACTATAGATATGATATAAATGCTATTATTAAAGCTGTCGAAAAAGAATTTGGTAAAGACTCTTATGTCACTTATTATGGAGACACTCCACAAAGTGAAAGACAAAATAATATTAAATTATTGCAGGACCCTAATAGTAAGGTTAAATTTTTAATTGGTACTCCTCAAACAGGTGGTTATGGAATTACATTAACTGAAGCTAATACGATGGTTTATTATTCTAATGGTTATGATTTGGAAAAAAGAACTCAATCGGAAGCTAGAATTAATAGACATGGTCAGGTTAGAAAAATGACCTATGTAGATATTATGGCGGAGGACACAGTAGATGAAAAAATCGTAAAAGCTCTTCGCAAAAAAATAAATATTGCTTCTCAAATTATGGGTGAAGAGTTGAAGGAGTGGATATAAATTTCCACTCCTCCTCGTTGTAAGGGAACATTATTTAATATCTACTTTGATACCTTCAACTTCTTTTGGTTCTTTGAAGCCAAGTTTAATTTTTAATAAGCCATCTTTCATTTCAGCTTCATCAATTATTACATCTTTAGCTAATTGAAACTGTTTGAAGAATTGTCTAAATGCTAGACCTTTTTTAACATAGTCCACATTTTTATCTTCTACTTTTCCTTCTATTGTTAAGATACCATCTTTAACTTCTACAAGTGTATTTTCTTTATTGTATCCAGCTAAACCAATTTCTAATCCGTATTTACCTTTTGAGTATTTTACTACGTTATAGAATGGAAATGATTGTACTTTTGACCACGTGTCAAAAATATTTTCAAAAGCATCATCAAAAAATTTTGTTGATTCATTGAACATTTGTTTGCTTAAATTATTGAAAACTTCTAGGTTTGTCATAATTATCTCCTTTGTTAAGCAAGTTAATTGACCCATCCACATGATGCAGTCTGATGAATATATAATGATTTATTTTAAAATTTCAATAACCTAATTCATCATATTTATGATGTTCTTGGTGGTTAAAACTAATTGTGTGTATTTCTTTTAAATCGTGTTCTCTATCTAAAAATTTATATTCAATTTTTGTTGTAGTAAAATCTCTTTTTATCTTTTCACATATTTGTTCTGGATCAAATTCTCCACAAGAGTAAACATCAAATTGTAATAATGCTGGATTTGGTTCATCCCATACATGCATAACGATGTGTGATGTTTCTATAATTGCTGCACCGGTAATTCCACGATTGCCTTTCATTTCTGAATACTTTACATAGGGACCCATCATTACTTTCATTCCAATATCTGAAATAAATTTTTCTAACCAACGCCTAAGAAACTCCTCGTTCATAGGTGGACTTACCGCTTCTGCTCTTATAATTAAATGTTTGTGAACTAATAATTTATTATTCATTAATGCGTAATATAACTTTTTGAAAGTATTGCAATAGTTTATTTTATTAAATTAAAAGCTAGTGTGAGTAGAAGTGCTATGGTTGATCCTAATCCTCCAATAATCCACCAAGTTAGTTTATCAAATTTATTTTCAAACTTCTGATGCATCTGTGAAGACTCTTCTCGAAGCTCTTTTAAATCTCTTTTTACGCCAGTTATATGGCCATAAAGAGCTACAATATGTTCACCTGTTGTCTTTGGTTCTTTACCGTTTGCCATTATACTATCCTATCTAAAAATTCTGATCTCTCAACCGAAGTAGGTAATAGATTATATCTTTGACCTAAATTACCACCAGCAAACTGTTGTACTTGCGGAGATGTTAATATTTCAGCACTTACAGGAGCTCCTGTTATTTGAGAAGGTAATTCAGTTCTTGGTTGTACATTAACTGGTCCAGGAGAACTTGGTGGTATTCTATTTCTAATAAGTTCTCGAGTTTGTTCAACACCAGGAGTCAATAACTGTTCAATATAACCATCCAATATATCGGTTGGAGCTCCCAATGGAAAATTAAATAATTTTCTTTGTATATCTCTAAAAATAGATTGAACAACTTTATTTTGTTCAGAAACTTTAGCTGCTTGAAATGGATCAGTGTTTTCTAAACGTTTAATAACAGATGAAAAAGCTTCTTCACTGTAAGTAGGTATTTTAAATTTTTTACTTAATAAATTTTGAGTTTCTGTTTTTGTTAATCTTTGTTCTAATAATCCTCTAAGCTTACTCGTATCTACACCTAAAGTTTTAGCATCTTCTAATACAGTAGACATTTTATTTTGAGAATTATAAGTGTTTATTATAAAATCTTTATAAGCAGCTAATTTTTCTTCTGGAGTAGTAGCTGCTGAATATGCTGTTTCAGCAAATCTACTTCTTATACCTTGTTTGTCCTTGTTAAAAGATGTAACAATAAAAGGCACACTTGCTAATGGTTTAGCTTCTTCAACTCTAACACCAGAAGCCAAGGCAACAAATTCATCTACCGCATCTCTTTGTGTTCCATAATCTGTAAATTCACCAGTAACACCTTGCCAAATTTTTTGAGCAGAAGTAACAGCACCTGGAGTTAGTCCACCCAAAAGATGATTAAATGATTTAGATATTATAACATCAATTGAATCTATTTTTGAATCATAAATTAATTTACCCCTAGAATCTCTTCCACCTCGAACTGTTACATCTACAGCTCTTTCAGTACCAATGGATTCAGTTACAAAGGGAGATAAAAATTCAGTAATAGCTCCTTTTCTTTGAGAAGGATCAACAGCTCCTCCAAATAATGAATTTATAATAATATTGGTTGCATTATCTCCTTTTAATCTACCTTCTGAAAAAGCTCCTAATACTCCATTCACTGGAGTTACTAAAGCATCATAAGGATTAGTGTAAGAGAAATTATAAAATTTAAAATTACCATTTTCATCAGTTGATGTTACAGGTATTAGTGTAGAATTTCTTTGATACTGTGCAGCAAAAGATCTTTGAAAAGCATCCATTTCATCATCTGTTACACCTGTTACATATTGAGCTCCTTTTTTAATTGTATATCCTGCTCCTCCTAATACTGTGGATAGTCCAATTAATCTACGAGCTCCCATCTGTCTTATAAATGGATTAGTACTTGTAAGTTCTTTAACTCCAATGGCAAATATATTTGAACTAGTTCTTAATATTTCAGCTGGAAATGCTACGAAATTACCAAGAGGTAAATTTCTAACATTATCTATTATTTTAGGAACCTTACTATAAGTAGGTATTGTATTAGTAACTAAATAAGCAGAAGCTTCTTCTACTGCTTGTAAAGGTGTTTTTATAGATCCCGTTAAAGGATCAATACGATTAAATTTTTTACCTGCTACAGTTTGAAACCATTCTTCTATACTATTAAAAATATTTGCTTCATTTTGATTTTTAAAAGCAAGTAAAGGTGCTTTTTCTTTTGAAACTCCTTGTTTAATTAATTCATCAATACTTCTTTTATTAAACTTGGGATCTAATCCTTGTTTCATTGCAACTAAAGGAGATCCAAATGCAGTGCTTAAAGCCCCTTGATAAAAATTATCCGAATAAATTTTCCAATAGTTATCAGAGCCTTGATAAATGTCAGTTAGTCTTTGCATTGGTTTACTATTCATTAAACTGGTAAAAGTGGTTTTTCCACTTTTTGCATTATCTAAAACTCTTTTTATTTCATTTAAATTTACGTTTTGATCAATCACTCCTCTATTTATTAAATTTTCTATTCGTCCTATTTTCTCTAAATCTGTTTTTGCTCCAAAAAAAATATCATCACCTGTTAATCTCCAAGCATCTCTAAAGCCAACTCTTCCTCCAATTAAACCACTTGCTAATGGAAACATAGCTGCTGTGGTAAAGTTTCTAATTTGAGTCATGGGAGATAAAATAGTTTTAGAAATTTGAGCCGCTGATTTTAAAGTCATCAAACCCTTATAACCCCAAATATTATATAATTTAGAAGTTGCTTCTTTTACACCTGCTATTGCATTTGCAATTTCAGGAGCAGCATAATAATTACCTGTAAATAAATCAGATGTAGCTCCAGATAATGTTACTGCACTTTGTTTAGGTCCATCAGCTAAAGATTTTAATGAAGAAAATCTAGTTAAACTATCTATATTAATTCCTTTTAAAGCTGCTCTTGTTGGATCAAAAATTAAACCATTTTCTAAACCTTCTTTAAGCATAGCATCAAAAGCTTTTTTATTATAAATTTGTTCCGATTGTTTTAAAACAATATCTAAACCAGCGTTTAAAGAATTAAAAGTAGCAACGTCTTTATCTATAACTTTACCAGTTACATCTTTTGCTTCTCTTTTTATTAATTCCCCTGCTGTTCTACCCTCTTCAACTGTAAGCAATCTACGGATAGCATCAGGCATATCTTGACCAGGTTTTAAACCTTGCCATTGATAAGCTCTTTTTCCTTCTCCAGTTAATTTTTTATAAAAAGTTTCTGGAGAAAAATTACTATTAATAGTAATTTGTTTAAAATTTAATAACTCCTTATTTACATTTTCTTCAATTAATGAATTTAATGTTACATCTTTTTTATTTAAAGTTTTAACTTTTTCTTCAAAACCTTTTACTAATTCTTTATTTTCTAAAGTTATTTTTTTAAATTCTTTTTTTGCATTCTCATCAAGTAATGGATTAAATTTAAAATCTTTATTATTAAGCGATGCAAATCTTTGTTTAGAATAACTATTCCAATCTAAAGCAGCTTCTTTTGCTACATCTACTCCCTCGGCAAATATATCAAATTTTTGTTGTGAACCATCAATTAATTTTTTATATCTTATTACATCTCTTCTTATATCTTTAGGAAGAGTTCTGATTACTTCTTTTATTTCATCAATATCTTTTGAACCTAAAATTTGACCTATTTTATCGTTCTCTAATTGAAGAGCTAACATAGAGTCACCGTCTTTAGTAAATTTAACTTTAAAATTATTAATAATTTTATTTTGTACATCTTGAATATTTTGACCTATTTTAGTTAATGTTTTTTGTTCTCCTGCTCTTATGGTTTCAGCACCTATTTGAATATCTCTTAATGATCCAATACCTCTGCTTGATTTAAATTGATCTGCAAATAAAACTACTCCTCTTTTAGCCTTACTTAAAAAAGTATCATCCACAGGATGTCTCCAATCTACACTTTCAAAAATAGGTCTACCCTCAGCCGTTAATTCACCCGTTGCTCTTTTTGCTCCTATTTTAGTTAATGCTTTATCTTTTAATACCCCACCAGTAATAATAGCTTCTTGTAAAACACTTTTGCTTTCTTTACCTACAATAGCATTTAATCCCGCTGTTAAAGGTACGTCAATTACTTTTCCAACTACTCCACCAACAGTTCCAATAGCTTTAGCCGCTGGAATAAGTCCATATCGTGTTCCTAATGAAAGTGCGGTCGGTGCAAGAGCAATACCAGCTCCAAGAGTAGCTCCTTCTGCTCCAAATTTTATTTTACTCTTTATTGTTTCTAAAGCTCTTTCTTGTCCAGAAAGTCCTTCAAAATCAGTTTGTTCAGTTACCCCTAATACATCTGATAAAGTACCTAGTTTTTCAGGAGTAGAAACTGCAAAATCTGTAATACCACCAATAGTTCCAAAGTAACCAGCACGTTTGGTTAATTCTATACCTTTACCAACATTACTGAGCGAAGATAATTCGGTCATGGTGCTAATACCTTTTAACTTAGATATTCCACTTGCAATTTTTAATGCTGCACCACCTGGAACACCAAATTGAGTAATAACAGAAGTAATTTCTCCTAATCCAGTTTTCGTTTCAGGAGTTATTTTGTTAAAAATATTTTCTATTCCAGAAAGTAAATTAGTGTTGGCTAAATAATCAACAGGCATTGCACCCAGTTGTAATAACCCTTGAACAGCTTTGCTCAGTCCAGAGTATATTCCAATAGGTACATCTAGTGCATAGTCAATTACACCTGCGTCACCACCTTTTGGTCTTATAATTTCTTGATCTTTATCTCTTTGGTAAATACCAAATTCTCCAAACCTTTCAACCATGGATACTCCTATGATGTTTGTTGAGCTGGAGGTATTATTAAATTAACTCCGTATTTTACATTAAAATTATTTACATCGTTTTGACTAGTTATATATGCAAAATCCTGTAATGCTTGTTCACTAGAAGCCAGTAATTGAACCACTTGATCATTTATTTCTTTTGGTAATCTATCTCTTAAAGTAGCATAATCTAATTTTTCAACTGGTTTTATAGGTGTTGTTGTTCCACCAAAATCAACATTTGATGTTACTACATCTGGTTCTTTTTCGTCTTCAGTTAATCCACCTTCAACTTTCATAGTTCTTGAAGTCATTTGTGGAGCAAATATATTATAAATACCTTCATATAATGATTTAAATTCAGGCGCAGATAAATAATCTCTGTTAAACTCTCTAAAACTCTTATCATACAATTCTTTTGTTTTATCATATTTAACTTTATCTTTAACAGGATCTAATTTTTCTAAATCACTTTTTGCTTTTAATAATTTATCGGTTGTATCTCTTATAATTTGTCTATCCGCTAATAAAACTTCAGTTCTAGCTTTAGATTCCGGAGACATAGGTCTGGCTGCTTTAATATTTTCATTCATTATTTGTTGAATGGTCATGTTAGCATATTTTGGATCTCCACTTTTTTTTAATGATTTTGCTATGTATTCAGCTTCTCTTATAGAAGTTGGTAAAGTTCCTGCTCTAATTTGTTGTTGTTCTTTTTCTTTTGCAAGTTTATATGCAGTAAGAGTTATAGCCTTGTCTTGTTCTTTTCTTGATCTTGCTAAAGGCACAGCAGCTTTAAGTCCTTTTTGTATTTTTTGTGCAATAGTTCCTGGTGTTCCAAGAGCTTCAGACAAAATTAAAGCACCTTCGGCTGTTAAATTATCATCTTTTCCTAATAATTCTCTTAATTCTCCAGATTCTTTTCTTACCTCATCTAAAAGATTGAAGGGCTTACTTGTATCAGTTTCCACAAACTCAGAATTTTTTTTTGGTGGAGGTGGAGTAATTTTTGATTCTCCTAATCCAGTTGCAAAAGCTAAATCCTCTCTGGTACTTCCAATACCTTTTTCTGTTGTACCTTGTGTTCCTCTTGTTTTATATAATTCTCTAGCTTTAAGTCTCTCTAATATAGGAGTATCTTCGGTTATAATGCCTTCTTGTATTAAAATATTATCTAAGTCTATTGTTTCTTTAAATGGTATATAAGTAGGCATATCTTTAAATCTTTGAAATCTATCTTGAAGTCTTGAAGAAGGTGTAAAACCTGTTTGTCCTGCCACTGGAGGAATAGGTGGTGTTATTCCAAAGGGTCCTGGTCCATTTGCATAACCAATTCTTCCACCAATAGCATAACCTGTATATGGATTTTGTCTCATTGTTTGTTTAGGTTCAACAGTAGACATGATCCCTGTTCCTTGGTCCGCTTGACCACCTAACTTAAACATGGGTCTTTTAAATATGTTATACATTTCTATTTACCAAATAATGAACCAAGGCCGTAAGCTCCTGCTGCTGCGGATAAAGCTTGACTCAATGGACTAACTTGTTGTTGTGGAGGTGCACTAGTTTGTTGAAATCCTGGTTGAGGATATCCAGCTAATAAACCACCAATTCCTGATCCTAAAGTTTGTAATCTTGTAAAAGGTTCTTGATAAGCAAATTGTGCAGATTGTCTTTGTGCATCTAATAGTGCTTGTTGATAAGCTAAATTTTGTGTTCCTATTCCACCTAACTGTTGAATCTGTTGACCTGCTAATGTTGGTTGTAACGTTGCAAGTTGTTGTTGTTGAGCAAAACCTAATTGAGCAGCTTGTTGTGCTTGACCAAATCCTTGTTGTAATAATTGTGATTGTAGTGCTGCTCTGTTTCTATCACTTAAAGCGCCAAACTCTGCTCTTTGAACACCTTCTCGTCCTCCACCAAATGCACCTGCTTGTATAGCTGACGCTGGTATAGCTTGCGCTTGAATTTGTCTTTGTCTGTCAAATTCAGCAAGTGTAGTGTCAATAACATCTTGTTGATAAGGAGACATAAATTGTTGATATGCACCTGGTCCTGAATATGCAGCAGCCTGTTGTAAGAAAGGTTCAAAACCTGCAATACCGGTTCCTGCTCCTACTTGTGTAACTGCTCCAGTTGTAGGATCAAAAGTTAAAGCACCAAGTCCTGCTTGTCTTGCAGCAGCTTGTTGAGCCGCTTGAGTAAATTGACCTTGTCCAGCAATCTGTGGAGACATTGCTGCAAGCTCTTGAGGTGTTGGAGCTTGTCCTACTCTTTTAGTTAATAGATCTAAATATGATTGACCTGCTGCTTCTAAATACGGAGCCGGACGTGATATCGTTGTTGTCTCTGCCATTATGCTACCTTTTTCATTTTTTTAACTTTTTTCTCTAAAGACTTCATTAACTTATACATCTTTTGAGCACCCTTGTTAATGTTTCCACCACCTGCTCCTCTTACAGCATCTGCAGTAAATACAAATTCATTTCTACTTAACATAGCAGGAACATCATCTGCTTTTTCTTTAATACCAACTGGAATGTATCCACCTTTTGCTCTTAAATCTAATTCTGTTATTCCACCTTGATTTTGTCTAACAGGTATTTCACTACCCATAAAATAATTAATTCTACCACCATTAGCTTTTTTAGGTGTTACACGAGCCGCTGCATCTTGTTCAGCTTTTTGAGCTCTATTAATAATAAATCTAGCATCTATTCCTCTTGGAGAACCTTCAGAAACACTTCCTCCACCTGATTCTGTATAATATTTAGATTGCATTGCTCCTAATGGATCTACTCCACCAGAAGTTTTCATTTGAGCTAAAAGATTAGTCATATCTTGAATATATTGTGTGGCTGAAGTTCCTTGTCTTGCAAATTTGTCTTCCAACGCTCCCATTCTTCTAGCATAATCTGCTTTTTGCATTTCATTATAAGACATTTGTGGTTGTTGAGTTTGTTGTTGAGTTACTACTTGTTGTTGAATAGGTTGTTGTTGAATTTGTGCTTGTTGTGGGTTCATATACATTTGTCTTAAACTATTTGCTAAATCAAGAGCTGTTTTTTCTGGGTTAGCTTGAAAAGTTGAGCCAAGAGATGCTTCGGATAAAGCCCTTCTATAACTTGCCAACATATCTCTTTGAAGACCTAATTCTTGTATTTCTGGTTGAGAATATCCTAACGATTGTGCTCTTTGAATGTCTGGTCCCGAAGATAAATCAGTTACATCTCTAAATCTTTGACCTGATGTAAATACATTTCCTGTTAATGCTGAAATAACAGGATCACTAAAACCATATTGATCGAATGGGGATCTTTGCAAAGCTAACAAGGGATCCATTGATCCTAATCCACCCATTTGATATCCAATTCTACCACCCATAGCCATGGCTTGTGCTGGAGTTAATTTAATACTTAAAACTCCTTCGCCCATTAATCCACCGCCTGCAGCTTCTTCTCTGTCATCGATTCCGTTTCCATCGGTATCTATAAAGTCTGTCCTTGAGGACGCCATTAATCTAGGTGGATTCATTACTCTTCTAAACATTTCAGGATTTCTCTGTATTAATTTTGCTATCATTCCACCAAGTCCACTACCTCCACCTTGACTCATAGTTTCTCCTGGTTGTGCTACAGATGTTGCTGAAACCATTTTTCCTAAAAAGTAATTTTTTCTATCGGTAATTCTACCACCTTTGGCTTTTCTTATTCCAAAAGCTTCTTCTTTTAATGTGTCTTTATATTTTTCTTTTTGTGGATCAACTCTTAATCTTTGATATTCTTCTTCAGTTAATGTTTTTTCTGGTTCAGGGTCACCTGCATCTTTTAATTTTTGTAAAGCATCATAATAACTGTAAGCTCCAATTGCAATAGAACCAACCACGTTTTTATCAAGTATATAAGTTGTTACTCCTGTTTTAGGATTTATCATTGGTTTATAAAGAACGTCTTGTAAAGCTTTTGAACCTATATCTTTAACAGCTCCAAATCTTTCTGATAATGGTATATCTTCAAGTGATCCTGCTTTTTTAATTAGATCAACATATCCTTGTTCTTTTACAGGCGGTAAAGGTGCTGGATCAGCATAACGTGTCCCGGCACCAGAATAATCTATATTTGGGTCATATACATCTGTAGGATTAAATGTTTCAACAGGAGTAGTAGACACTGGTCCAGTTTCAACAGGAATAGTTTTTACTGTATCCCCACCTAAATAAGTTTGTTGTGGTGTAATAGCATTTTGATTTAATTTAAATTGTTCGGAACCAGGTCCACCAAAAATTTCATATTGACCTAATTGTAATCCTGTTTGTGTTCCTATTGGACTTGTAAACAAACTTCCTAAACCACCAAAACTTCCTGATGAACTATAACCTGCAAATGGATCAATTCCTTCTTGAAATCCTGCTCCACCAACATATCTTCCAAGTTGTCCTGCACCATAAGTTAATGCAGCACTTTTTAAAGATTGTCCTATTCTTCCCGTTTGATCAAAACCACCAATACCTGCCATACCTGCTGCAAGTAAGGGATTAAAAGGTGCAACAAATGGAGCAGCCTTAACTGCAAGTTCTGATAACTCATTGGGTATTATTTTTCTTACAAATCTTTTAAGTTTACTACCTAGTCCATATTTTTCACGATCTACTAAACTTGCAATACCACCTCGTGCCATCATTAATGGAGTCTGTCCATAATTTGCCATTGGATTAGACATCGATTGCATTGGTGCAAAAGATGGATTCATCATCGGTTGAGAAACTTGTAAGGGTTGGCCAAAATCCATTGGTAATGTTCCCATTCCACCCATTTGATATAATTGTCTATTCATTTGTGCTCGCGATATTGTCATAATTTAATAGTTAATAAGGCAGGCACAGAGTCCTGAAAACGTACACTTTACTTGTTTTTATCGGTATCGTCAACGGTTTTAGACATTTGTAAGTTGTCTAATAATCTACCTTTGTATTGATATTCTCCTACATGAGATATGTTATCTTCAATGTAAGCATAACATTTACCACCTATTTCTGTCCATTTTTTACAGAAACCAAAATCTTCACCATAGTATTTTTTACTTACTTTATCATGAATGGTATCAAAAAAATTATACATATTTGTACTAGATTTAACTTCTCCATTTAAAAAGGTAGGTTGATCTATAACATCTTCAGGATAAGCTTTTATCATTTTTTCAAATACTTGTCTTTTAATTAATAAACATCCCGCGGGCACGTGCGAGGCTTCTATAATTCCACCTACAATAGTAATTTCTTTTGTATCTGATTTCATTACGTTATCCATTTTTATTGGAAAGGTATGACCGGCTTTCATTAAATCATCTTTATTTTTTATAACTCCTAACTGTATTTTTTCCCAAATTTGTTCCCAACTAATAGTTTTCATTGGATAAGGAACAGAGATTACTTCTTTATCAAATTTTAATAATTTTAAAATTGTATCATGATTAAAATCAATATCGGAATCTATAAATAATAAGTGAGTATAGTTATTAAGATCATTTAAAAAATTAGCTACACATAAATTTCTACCTTGTGTAACTAAAGATGATTTTAATAATGAAAAAGAAATCATGATATTATTCATCATACATACTTGTTGAAGTTTTAATAATGCTTGTGTGTAATGAATAGAGCATTCACTGTGCACAGGAGTTGCTACATACAATCTAGTTGTAGGGTGACCCATATGAGCAGTTAATTCATTTTGACTTTTTATTTTTTTAAGCCAGATAGGTCTACTTGAGTCTTGCATTGACTATCCCTTCTAAAAATCTATTCCAAGTTTTAGCTCGCTTCTCCCATGAATAAAATCGATTCATGTAATCTATCTGTAATTGTAAATGTTCTTTAATATGATCATCATGTAAATGAGTTGCAACGGTTTCAATAACTGATGCAAATGTTTTAGCTAATTTTACAAAATCTTTTTCATAAGGAGTATAGACTGCAAAATCTGTACAAGTTTCATATAGAGCACCATAATCAGTAACCACTGTATATAGACCTGCAGCCATTGCTTCTATTGCTGCAATACAAGATGTTTCTTCCCAAATATTAGGATAAGCAAACATTTGATAGTTTTTTAAATTGTCTTTAATAAATTCATTAGGTTTATAACCTATGTAAGTTACATTAGGAATTTTAGTTGCTTGATCATATAAATCTTTAAACTTATCATCATTAGCTGATTTAAAACCATCTCCATATATTTGTGTTGAAGAATAAACATCTAAATGAATTAATGGATTTTCAACCAATTGCATGGCCGCAAGTAATACGTTTAAACCTCGCCACGGCGTTGAAGTATATATTAATTTGATAGGATCACCTTTTTTATAATCTAAATTTCTAGGTTCTATTTTATCAAATGCGTTTTTAATAACTAAAGATTTATGCGTTGGAATATCAAATGCAATTCTAAACTTTTCATAACACCAATGAGAGTTAAATACATACCAATCATATTTATCATGATTGCTTTTATCCTTGAACCAAGGATGTATATTTGCTTGATCGTATGAATTTTGTTGCCAAAGGATGTTAATTTTTGTTGGATGTAATGGAATTTTTCCAGGAATAGAAGTGCAAATTTGTACCTGATCTAATAACTTTTTATCTGCATATCTTTCTAGAAACTCCATTTGAAGTTCCGTTCCGCCTCTTGGATTCATTTTTTGTTCATTACTTTCTGAAATAAATCTAGTCCTTTTGATATTGTTATAGACACATCTTTTTGTAAATCTTCTATATTGTTTTCTTTTAGAAAGTCTTCCATTGTTTGATATATCTTTCCAGTCTTTTTACTTTTTATAAATTCTTCTGTCTTATTTAAATTATCCATTTTCTCCAGTCCTTGTTAACAGAGCGTAAGATATTTGTCCAGATATTTTACCAGCATTATCTGATTGAAATTGTAAATAGTCTCCTTCTTCTAATACTAAAGCATTATGAACTGCATTATCATGAGAATTTGCTGCAACTTTAGTATGATAAAATTTATAATCTGTTGAGGTAGATGCATCATGAAAAAAATAATCAACTTGCACTGCAGCATTATGATCATTAGCTACAGCTATTTCTTTTAAAATTGCAACACTTGATGTGTTAATATTTAACACGGTTGTTAAATTAGTTGTGGTTAAATCGTAACCTTGATTTTTATAATTGATAGCCATTAGTCCTTTGGTCCACTAAATATAAACCAACTAAATGCTTCTAGTTCATCTTTTAAATCTTTTTGAAAAGAAAAATTTAATTGATCTTTGAGTGTGTTAATTGATTCTAAAATTTGTCTTTGATTAGAAACATCATACTCTGGTGTTGGTTCAGGTACATATGCTGTTATCTTTGCCATTATCTTCTTCCTCCTGCTTCAATGTCTAATCTTAAAGTTCCGTATCTCCAAGTTTCATCAACAGCATCATTTTCTATTTTTAAACTTACTTGTCTTCCTCTCACACGTGTGTCTACTTTATCAGTTGATGATGTAATTGTAAATGGTCCTGTAATAGTTGGTGGTGTTGTTGAAGGAGTTGAATTAGCATTGGCCGGATAATCTCTAAAGAATAAAGTTATTTTTGCATTACCTTCTAAATTTTTAAAGTCTGGAATAAATCTTTTAACACGCATTATCAATTGACCATCTCCACCTAAACCTTGTTCTGATATATCGTAATCACCAGATTGAACAAAAGAAGTAATTGCGGTTTCAACTCCTAAGAAAGAAACTTCATTAACACCCGTTTCATGTTCCCAATATTTAGTTGCTCCATAAGTATTTGTTACACCATTAATTGTTGGAAACGTTGGAGTGTTAGTTGAATAAAATTCTGTCGCATAAGGTAAATCAAAAGACACCGCATCTTCATAAGTTGTTCTTGATAATGATCCTGTAGTCCAAGTGTTTTCAAGATAGTTATAAACTACATTTCTATTTATCTGTGTAGAAGGAGTTGATGTCGTTGCTGAAGTTTTGGCACTTGCATAAAACCAACCTACTTCATTATATAATGAATTATGAAATGCAGAAGTTATTTGACTTGCATCATAATTAAATCCTAAATTATCATCTGTTGTTGTAAATACAAAGTCTTCAACAAGTGATGGTAATTGTTTAACGGTTCCATCATAGACAAAAAATCCACCACCAAAGCCAATCCAAAATACAGCGCCTTGTGCAAATACCATAGCATGTTGACCAATACATCCACAGTTTGTTCCAACTTGTCTTACAGAGAATGTAAATGGAGGGCCAACAAATTGAATAACATAAGCTGCAACATCCGTAAGTACAAAGATATAATCTTTACCTTGTATAGCACCAATAATTTGATTACCCGTATCTAGTCTAAATGTTCCTGCAGTATTAGTTACTGTTGGATTATAAGTGTTAATATCTTCTTGATTTGAAAATCTTATAAACATTGGATCTTGTGAAGTTGAATCTCCAATGGTTGTCTCTGTTCCCATTAAAAATAAATGTCTATCTCTATCTGATACAATGCTCATAACAGAAGCCGTTGGTGCACCAGATACTACCGTTGCTCTAATAGTAAGAGGCGCTGCTCCTGTTGGACTCCAAGTAAATGTTTTACCATTCTTAATTGTTGCAACTAGAATTTGTCCAAAGTTATCAAGTGACCAGGATCCGGGAGCGAGTACTGTATTTGTAGTATTTGATTGTATACCCCAACCTGTCCATAAAGTTGCATTCGTTACGATTGCATTATCTGCATGAAATGCAGCAGTTGTACCATTTGTTCCTCTAACACAACCTGTAAAATCTGTTGCTGTTTTAGCCGTATAAGTAATTAATTCAGTGCCTATATCTATTATTCCAGCAGCGGGGAACCCTGTTGTATCATCAACAGTAATAGTGGTAACAATATTATCTATTGCTCCATTTAATTGATTTGTAACGGACGTTGGATTTGATCCACCCCAATATCCTGTACCATATCCATATGCTGGAGTTTGAAATGTAGGACCAATTCTAACGTAAGGATTTGTAGTAATAGTGCCTCCTGCAGTAACACCTGTTCCACCTTCAACACTTGGCATTGTAACTGTAAAAGTTGCTGAACTTAAAACTGTTTTAACTTCAAAAACATTTGTTGTAAAATCTGCAGATGTATAACTTGTTGTAGGAGAACCTGGAGTTGTAACACTTGTAAAGATAATATAATCACCAACCTCTAAACCATGTGCTGCTTTATTGATTGTAACTGTTGCCGATCCCGTTGTTGATGTATAAGTGCAAGAAGTTAGTGCAGTTCCAAGAGGCGTAATATCGTAAAAATCTCCTTCGTAATAGATAACTAATAATTTAGAAGTACCAATAGCTGCATATCTATTACCATCTAAAGCTGTCCAACTGTGTTGATCGCGCGCGGGACCTGCGAGAGTTTTATTAACTAACTCTTCCCAACCACCTATTTTCTGTGGTTCACCATACCTAAACCTAACATTATCTCCATCAATCCATTGCCCTTCAGCTCCGGTTGCGGTTTGTTGTTTATTGAATCCAGGTTTAAATTGTATCTTTTGTAATGGCATAAAGCATTCTTATACCACCAAATTCGTTGATTTATACTATTTTCTTAACGGTGGTATTCCTAGTAAAGGTCTTTTATCATATAAATTAGAATCTGCAAACTGTCCATTTACATGGTTATAATGCAAGAAAACTTGAGCACAAATGTTTCCTGTAAACTCTTCTCGCCAATGTTCTAATTCACAACCTGAATAAACTAACATATCACCAGGTTCAAGATCCACTCTTATTCCAGCAGGTGCATTAGGTTTCATAATATTTTT